TGATGAACTCCACCTTGAGCTCCATGCCCTGCAGCTCGGGCGGTGCGGGCGGGAGAATCCCCACGCGGGCGCAGCGCTCGAAGGTGATGTCGATCAGGGGCTCGAGCAGCTCGTTGTGCAGGCGCTCAAGCACGGGTCCCAGCATGAGCAACTTTTCCTCGTGTCGCTCGGCGACCTCGCGCGCGGTGACCCCGGAGCGCGTGTCGTTGGCGAGCATGAGGAAGAGGTCTGCGTAGTAGGCCGAGCGGATCCGCTCGCGCACGTCCTGGATGTCCATCATCAGGTGCTGCAGGTTGAGCTGCACCTCGAAGGCCGTGCGTACCGCCTGCGACTGGCCCTGCGCATCGACGTAGAAAACGCCGCCCGGGAGGCGCGCCTTGTTCGCTTCCTTGTAGCGCGTCGGCACCTGCAAGGGCGGGTTGACCTGGTAGTCGATTGCCTGCCCTTTGCGCAGTTGCTGGTGCTGCAACTGCTTCACGTCGCCCAGACACTCCATCCCCGGCGAGCTGCCGTAGACGTCATTGCCCGTCACGCTCCAGCGCGGCGCGAGCACCGGGAACTGCTCGAACCCCGACTCGCTCAGGAACTTGTCCGAGTTGTCCTTGCCGGGCTCGAGGTAGATCGAGGCGAAGCGCATGTTCTTCGCGTCCGCCTTGCGCAGATCCCGATCGCGCCGGGGCTCGATCACGTGCAGCACGTCGACCCAGGCGTCGTAGTTCCCGCGGGTGTGCAGATCGCGCACGGTCTGGCTGCAGTTCTCCATCCCGAACTGCTCGACCATCTGGCCGACCGTCATTTGGAATTCGCGAATCATGGAATCCACGTTCCCGCGCTGATCGGTGGCGAGTGCGTACTCGCCGATCGTCATGGGGTGATGGTGGATCACGTTGTCGAAGTCGGGCAGCACCACGCTGGCAGCGGTGCCGAAGAGCCCCAACTCCTCGTACAGGTGATGCAAGGCGCGGTAGGTGTTGCTCGCGGAGAACACCCGGCGCATCAGCGTGGCGACCTCGTGGAGCCAGGTCTTGACCGCCCCGGCCTCCATCATGTCCGCGTCTTCGATCTCGAGCCGGAACCACGGGCGCGCGGGGCTCGTCACCCCGCTCATCAGCCCGGCGGCCAGCGTGCGGGCGCCGAACACCGCCGTGTTGTCGATGATGTGGTTGGTGCGTTTGTCGCCGCGGTTGCGGTCGGTGACGACGAACCGCCCGGCGCGCGGCTGCTGGAAGTCGCAGATCTCACGCCAGTGCGTGATCCACGAGGAGCGCTCGTTCCACAGTGCGGATTTCCGCGACAGGATGCGCTGGCGTCGATTCAGCGGTTGATCCATCAGCCGGGCTTCCCCTTGCGCCGGGGCACGTCAGCCCCCGAGCAGCGAGGTGCGACCGGTCGGCATCCCACCCGTGAGCCCGCTCGGACCCGTGAGCAGGCTGCCCCCCGTCATGCCGCTGCTGCGGTTGCGTCGGGCGAGCGCTTTCATGTCCACATCGGGCGGCTTCAGCGGCTGCGGGGGCGGCGGGGGATCGGGCATCTTGGGGGATTTCATGCACATGTGGCACGGGTCTCCGAGTGTCTGCGGCGCAGTGTGCCGCAGCCCCCTCAGCGTCACGGACACTCAGAGACGGGCGTAGGGGTCGTGGTCGAGCGCAGAGATCTCCTCGCGCACCGTAAGGCCCATGCGCTGGGCGCGCGCCTGGATGGCCTCGTTGCGGTACACCGGGTAGCTGAACGTGAGCGCCAGCGCATCGCCGAGGTCGGGGCTCGGCAGCCCGCGGCCCTTGAGATCGTCCTTGCTCTCGAGCTGGATCTTGTCGGCCGCCGTAAACTTGTACGTCGGGCTGGCGAGGTCTTGCTTGAGATCGACGAGATCGGGGATCACGCCCCCGGCCGCCAGCCAGTCGCGCATCTCCCACCAGATCTCGGCGCGCTTGTTCAGGAACCTCGGATGCTGCGGGCTGCCCGAGAAGTGCACCTCGATCACCTCGTGGTGCAGCGCGCGCAGCCGGTCGATCACCCCTGCCCCGTTGCCCGCGTCGATGAAGACCGCATCGGGCCGCCACTCCTCGATGTGCCGGGCCACGCGATCGGCGAGCGTCATGTTGTCCAAGCCCCGGTACACCCAAGGCTTGCCGGCCAGCAGCCCCTGCCGCGGGAACACCACGCTCCGGTCGTCGCCAAAGCGCGCAGGATCCACGCCGAGCACCCGACCGGCCCAGGCATACTGGTCAGGCTTCACGTAGCGCCTGGCGGCCTCCTGCACAAGCGTGAGGCTGATCAACTGGTCCTCGCCCGAGGCGCTGAAGTCGCAAAGCATCTCGCGCCGGAAGGTGTTGTCGTCCACGCTCGCCTGGTAGTTGGCCACCTCGGCCGGGTCGATCGCGTCGGTGTCGTAAACCGTGTACAGCGCCGCGTGCCAGTCGGAAAGCTCGCGGGCCTTGAAGAACAACTCGCTGAAGAGGTTCACGCCGTGCGGCGTGCCGATGAACATCGCCCAGCCCATGCGGTCGGCGAGCGCCGGGCGCAACACCTCGAGCCACGCTTCGGGCTTGACGTCGGCGACCTCGTCGATCACCAGCCCGTCGACGCGGAGCCCCCGCATCGCATCCGGGTTGTCGGCGCCGTAGACGCGGATCACGGCCCCGTTGTGCAGTTTGATCGACAGCTCGGTCTCGGCCACGGTGCAGAGCCCGTGCTCGATCAGCGGAGCGACAATCTGCCGAAGCCTGCTCCACGCAATGGCGCGCGCCTGGCGGAGATACGGGGCCACGTACAGGAACAGCCCCAAGGGCTTGTCGAAGCGCAGTGCGCTGTCGAGGAGCTGCCGGAGGGCCAGCTCGGTCTTGCCGGCCCGGCGGTGCAAGGCGAGCACCGTGAAGCGCTTGCGCTGCTGGTGAACCTCACGCTGCCACTGGCGGGGCCGGTAACCCAGATCGATCTTCAGGCGAGATCACTCCCCGGGTCGGGCACGCCGGTCTGCACCACGATCTGCGCCTGCACCGGTCCGCCGTTGGCACCCACGAGCTCGGTCTTGCGCGCCTCGCGGTAGTCGTCCGGGAATCGGGCGGCCATCGAGCGCGACCAGACCTGCGCATTGAGCCGTTGGCCCTCGCGGTCCTCCCAGATCCCGGCCGAGGCCTGATCCTCCCACCACGCCAGCGCCAGGTCCCGTGCGCGCTTCATCGCGTCAGCAAATTCCGGATGACGATCCATCCATTCGTAGAGGGTAATGCGCGCCACGCCGAACTTCGCGCCGATCTGCGCGTAGCTTTTGCCCTGTGCGCCGAGCTCAAGAACCTCGGCGCACATCTCAGGGCGGTACAATTCCGGTCGACCAACTTTTGCCATGACTCCCATCCTAGCGGCCCCGATCCATCGTCACGGACACCCGGATCAGGCTCACATCCCACTGCCCACGGCGGTGGCCGTGGACGATCTTCCAGACGCAGCCCTTGGTGACCTCGAACTTCTCCGCGATCTCCGAGAGCGTGAGCCCCTCATCGCGCAGTGCCAGGATCAGCTCGACATCGTGATCGCTCAACGAGGTGTTCTGATGCGACTCCCCGATGCGCCGGCCCTGCTCGTTGACCTTGACATTTTTTGCACGCTCCACCCATCGGATCCCCCAGTGGCTTGTTTGCAAAAATTCACCCGTTCCGTTCCCGAAACCCACCCACACGCCACACGAGCCATGCCACACGCCACACCCCCTAAAGGGGGTGGTGTGGCGTGTGGCATCCGGACAGGCTCTCGTCGGTCTGCCACACGTGGCTTAATGTGGCTTAATGTGGCGTGTGGCATTGACGCGTGCTGTTTTTTGCACATGTCAAACAACGACCTCGACCATGCCAAATTCATCAGATTTGCAAAAAATCGCACCTTCAAGCAGCTTCTGAAGCGCCCGCGTCACCCGCTCACGTCGTCGATCCCGCACCCCTGGCACCGCTGGCAAACGCTCAACCGCCCCCGAAATGACCCGATCCACGCTCGCCTGACCCATCGCGGCCAGCCCCTCGGCAACGTCCAGAATGACCCGCTCGAGTGACCCGAGCCGTGGCGGCGCTTGCGCGGGGACCGGCACCGCACTCTCCACCACCACGCAGCTCGTGATGGGGTCCAGATCCTCGTCCACACCCAGCTCGACCACCTCCAGCCCGAACCCCCACTGGAGCCCGTCCTCGCCGTCCTTGGACTTCGTGAGCCGCACCCACCGCCCCGCCTCCTCGCGCACGACCTCTAGCTCGGCGTCGCAGGCAGCGCGCAGTCCGCTCCACCCCCTGGCCCCCTTGCTGGTGTCCTTCCCCGCGTGATGCACCAGCACGACCAGCGCACCGGTGGCCTCGTGGATGCGTCGGCAATGGCCGAGGGCTTTGCCCACATCCTCGCCCGCGTTCTCGTTCGCCCCGGGGGTGACCTGGGCGAAGGTGTCGACGATCACCACGCTCGCCCCGCCCGAGGCACGGATCGCCGCGACCACGTCCGCGGCGTCCTGCGCCGCCATGAAGTCCGGCGCCGTCGGCAGGATCCCCATCGGCACCGTCGAGAGATCCACCCGGTGGTGCTGGGCGTAAGCCGATAGACGCTTGCGAAAGCCCTCCGCGCCCTCGGCGCAGATGTAGGCCACCCGCCCCTGCACCACCCGCCTCCCCCGCCACGCCTCGCCCCGCGCGATCGCGAAGGCCATGTCGAGCGCGAAGAAACTCTTCCCCGACCCGCTGGCCCCGAAGATCACCGCCAACCCCGCGGCCGGCAGCACGCCCTTCACGATCCATCCCCCGCCCGCGGAACCTGCAAACTCGTGCGGGGGCAGGAACTGGAACCGGAGCGCCTCGGCGTTCTCCCCCTCGGCCACCAGCGCGTCAAATTCCAGCGCACTGGCAGGGCCGCCGAGATGGATCCCCGCGCCGTGCTGGTTGGCAAGGTGCACAAGGAACCCGCCCGTGACGCTGGGGCCGGTGTACTTGCCGAAGGACTTCCAGCGCTCGAGGTCATAGCCCCGGCTGCTGTGCTTCGGGGAGCGGGCGCTCCACGCCTCCCAGAGATCGAATCCCTTGCCCGCGGTCTCGGCGTGCACCGCCATGCCCACCTTCACCCAGGTGTCGTAGTCGAGGTCTGCGGGGAGCGCCTCCAGCGCCTGCTGGATCGTGTCCTCGGTGAGCCCGCGCGGCGTGGTGCTGGCAGGGCGCTCGGTCGATCCGAAGCGATCCTGGTGCAGTTTGCGAAGCGCCTCGGGCACCGGGGCGACGGTGTCCTCGAGCCCGAGCACCTCGCAGCCGGGGACCAGGTTCCCGGTGAAGGTGACGTAGCCGACCGTGCTGAAGAGCTCCAGC